GCGGGCGGCGTAGGCGTCATATTCCAGCGTTACGGCTCGGATTCCTCCGACGCCGAGCTTTTCCCATTCCTCAGGGAGGATGTCGAGCAGGCCGGACGCTACCTTGAAATTCAGCTGGTAAGAGTAGCCCTCTTCTGTTTCTGATGAGTAGACGCCCGCGTTATCTGCGCGCAGGACACGGGCGACTGACTCAGCTTCGATCATCACAACGACGTCGTAGAAGGTTGGTTCTCCTAGCCGCTGGTCAAAGTGCGGAATGCGAGCGCGCAGGAGCGCTTCGGAGCGGTTGAGGAGCGATTGTAAGTACTTACCTTCATCGCCCCTCAACTCACGGCGGAGGCTAACCAGCACATCGTTCTCGGATGCTACAGCCATTGCGCGCCTCCTGTGTTACTTACCCGTTGCCTTCTTGGAGGTTTCCTCTGCGGGTTCCTTTGCGGGGTCTTCGGGTTCCTCCGGCGCGGCGGGGGTAACTTCGACCTCATCTACGAAGGGTTCCCAGTTTGCGTCGAGCTTGTAATCGTCTGCTACGGAGACAATCGAGCCGGTCACAATGTTGCGATATACAGCCATGATTAACCCGCCACCTTATCGTCGTATGCTACGAATGCGGATGCGTCGGTGATGACCCATCCAAAAATTGCTTCCACGAGGAATGCTTCCATGTTGCGCTGCCACAGGTTCACAGTCTCGGAGCCGTCAACAATGGTTGCGGTATCGGTGGTGCGGAAGGTGATGTCTTCGGCGAAGCCGTACTTGAGCTGGCTCCAGTCGCCGCCGAATGCGCGAACCTTAGAATCAGGTGCAGCGCCGATCTTCCCGCCTACGGAGCGGCCGTATGCGGTGGGCAACCCGTGGATGGTGCCCATAGCGTCAGTCAGGTTGTTAGTGTAGAGGGGGCGGCCGAGGGTATCGGTCTGCATCATGAGGCGAGTACGCAGGGTATCGTCTGCTGCGAAGCCGTCAAAGTTCCACAGGTGGTCTGCGTCGTTCACAACCAGGTCGTAACCGGCGAGCAGGTCTGCACCCACACCGCCTGCGTCCTTCTTCGCGGTGCCAAGCTCAACGCGCTTGGTGGTCTTATTGACGAAATCCACACCTGCGATTTCCTGACCGCTCAGAGCGTCCTTACCGTGCAGAATTGCCAGGTCGAAGGCGCGGGTAAGAGCCCCTGCTGCCTGCTCCTGGAGCACGTCAATGTATCCGGCCGGGTTCGCCATACGAGACTCTTTATCCCAGTAGACAATCACGGCTGCCTTGATGGGCTTAACAGTCTTAGTTGCGACAGTCATATTCGATACCGGCTTCTGCTGGCCAGCACCAACGATGCCTGCCTGCGGCTGCCCGGTCTGCACCGCGATAGTCGAGCCGGTGATGGGCATGGGGGTAGTGCCCGCGAGCTTTCGCACAACGGAGTCCTGAGTAACTTTCTGAATGATCTCCTGCGCCATAGGCTTAGGCATGAGGCCATTCTGCACGAGCGAATCAAACGTAGTAGCGTTTGCCATTGCTCACTCACTTTCTTTGGTTATAGAAAAAGCCCCGCATCGGCGGGGCTTGATGGTCTGAAAATATGTAATTACATTCCGAAGAAGGCGCGGGCGGCGCTTTCTTTCGGGTCCTCGGCGGGGTCCCTGCTAACCTGGGCAGGATTCACAGAGGGCGGCCTGCGTGAGCTGGAGCGCGCCTCGTTGAACTTGCTAAGCAGAAACTCTATCGAGGTCTTTATCTCTTCTTCCGTGCTACCTGGCACGTATGGGAGCAAATCTAGGGACAGCCCGGCCTCTGCGAGCGCTAGGGTCTTGGTGAGCTTGAGCTCTGTTTCGACTAGCTGGGCTTTGAGGGCTGCCATGTCTTCCGTGGGTTGTTCCGGTGTTGGCTGCGGCGTCTCTGGTTCATCTTCCTTGGCCGCTGCTGGCTCTTCTGCGGGGGTTTCTTCCGCTTCCTGTGGTTCTGTGCCTTCTGCCTCTTGTTCGTCGCTTGGTGCGGCTTCCTTGTTCTTGGCTTTGGCGGCGGAGAGCTCGGCGCGTAGGTTCTGGATCAGTTTTGCGGCGCGTTCAGCATCGAATTCTTCGCCGTTCTTCTCCCACGGTGACTGCTGGTCGGTGGCTTCGGCGTTCTCTTCGACGTTTTCTTCCTGGTCGCTAATCTTTTCGTCGAGACTTTTCTGTTCGTCTGGCTTCGGCACGTTTCCTCCTGAATTTGGGCATGAGAAAAGGGAGCACCTGGCAGGTGCTCCCTTTTTTCGTTTATTGTTATGCTGCTTTGTTTAGTCTGTCGAGTAGGATGTATGATTCTGGGCCGTCTACGGGCGGCAATCCCTGACGTTCATACTCTGCTTGGATGTGCGGGCGGCTGTTTATGTCTCTGATCGCCTGTGTTGCCATGCGGTCGTATGCGTCAGCTTTATTAGACCAATCTACACGGAATAGGTGCGCAAAAGTCACGTACTCTTCTGCTGGAACTTTGATATTTGGGTGTGTCCGCAGCTGGTCGAGATGAAATATTGCATCTTCTTCCTCGCCTGCACCTGAACCTCCTAGCATTGCGCTGTTTTGTGGTATCTCTTGCAGCGCTTGGTTGAATTTGGTGGCGGCGGATAGACCATATTTTAGGTCTGTCTTAGACAATTTCATGCCATGTCCCGTTCTTGTAGTCTCCAGGCGTCACGAGTGGCGCTCTGAGCTTTATCCCTGTATCAAGCAGATTAGCATAAACCCCACGTCCACGGTCTGGGAAGGCTGTAATAAATTCGCTACCTTCTGAGGTCTGTCTGAATTTTGCCTTTAGGACTACGCCGTCGATTAGTTTGTAGTGTTCTACGGCGTCTCCGCTGGTGTGCACAATATCTGGTGAGTCGATGGTTCGCTGCACATTATGGAGCGCTTCATTTTTACTCCAGTTGGCGGGGAATTCGGTTTTGTTAGGGCGATTCGCGCCGGGGTGGTGCCCGCCTTTGCGCTTATCAGCTTCTCCATGCCAGATATGTTTTTTATCGCTGTCTGTTAGACGGTGCCTAATCAAGTTCGACCGGGTGATAGGGTCTCCAGTTGCGGGCGGCCGCCACTGCCAATTTTTCATCTCCCACCCGTCATCCTGTGGATTCTCAGGTTTTAGTGGGTCGAAATCCAGTGACCAGCCGCGATGCTTGAACGTCCCAGCGTAGCGTTTCAGGACTGTTACCGTGTCCGTGGTGTCTGGTTTAACTTTTTTGCCTGTTAGTTCCGCTTTGAGCCTTGCGGTGGCGATAGCCTCCGTGTTGTGCCTGTCTGCTTCGTCTTGGGCTGCCTCCCACATTTGGCGGGCAGCTTCATACTGTTGTTTGCCAGGCCAGCTCTCACGGTTGAACACGGGCACGACTTCGCAGTCGCAGAAGTCGTGAAAACGCTGTTTTCCCTTGGCGGATCGTGCCCGGTCAATTTCGTTCCGCAGGCGTGAGATAGGCGAATTTGCGTTCTTCTTACCCTTGCTTTTGCGGAATAGTGCTGAGTCTTTGGTGGCGTAGGCGGGTCCACGAGCGGCCAGCATTATACAGAAGTGGCAGTTTTGGGCGCCCACCAGGACACGTGCCCAGGCGAAGGGCTTCCGAGGGTTCCCCTGGTCGTCGTAATCACCGGTCAGAATCTTCTTATAGACACCTTCGCGGGATTCGATGCCGTCCCATTCGGTGCGGCTATCTGCATCATCGGGGCGCAGCTCATCCAGTTTTTTACGCGCCTCAGCTTCGTCCGCTTGGAGTACCAGATCATCCCAGGCGTCGGATGCCGAAAAGTTCTCCTCGCCGAGCTCATCTGCGAGTGTATCGAGGTCTTCTATCTGAATCTCTTTGAAGGCGGCCGGGTGTTGCGCGGCTGTCATCTCAGATGAGGCGATAACGGTCTCACGGGTGACATTATTGACTGCACGGGCAAAAGTGCCAGCGGTCGCCACCCATGTTTCCATCGCGTTCACACGCATTTTGCTGTGCAGCACAGTACGTACTGCTGTTTCGGAGTACCCTACAGCATCGGGAGCAATCACAGGCTGTCCTGCACCGTTTATCTCCGCTTGCTCCATCAAGAAGTTTGCGGTGTACCCGTGTGCACGTTTGCGGTAATCGCGCACGAGGGATACCAGGGGAGACACTAGTGACTCGATTGTGCCCTCTTTGTCTGCTTCCTGGTATCCCGCCTGGATGATGCGGAACAGCTCGCGCAGAAATCCCTTCTGCATTTTGGCGAGCGCGGCGAGGTATGCCTGGAATGATTCTTCGAGGGGGTCCTGAATGTCTGGCATTAGAAGACCTCCTTGAAGAGTTCACCTCCTGCGCCTTGGTTGGCGTCTTCGTAGGCGCGTTGTTCGGGGGTGAGAGGCAGTCCTTCGCGGGCTGTTTTTGCGCTGATGACGCCTTGGGCGTGCGCCTGGAGCATGTTTGCTGCTTTGGCAGACTGTGAGGGGGTGGCGGGGTCGCGCCACAGCACCTCTAGGGTGTCTGCTTCGTCGATGTGGTGGCCGAACATGTCTAGGGCGATGCGCATTGCTTGTTCCCAGGCGTCGCCGAAGGCTGCTTGCTTTCTTTCTGCCTTCGTGATGAGGCGTTCTTTTGCGGCGCGCATTGCTTCGGCGGACGCTGGGTTGTCTGTTGAGATGCCGAGGAATGACGGCGGTATTCCTGCAACGGAGCTGACCATTTGCGCGTACATTTTCACAGAGTTAATGATCTGCGATAGGTCCGCGCCGGGTAGCTGACCGGCGGTGGAGCCTGCGGGGCCAGTCCAGAGTAGACCCATGTATGCCTCTAGCTTGGTCTTTGGCTGCCCGTCTGGACCTTTTAGGGTTTCAAGCCCGTTCCCGAATAGGTAGCGTTGCGGCATGGCGAGAATTTCCTGGGCGACCTGCAGGTTTGTGATGGAGCGTGAGGCCGCATCGGTGTACCCTACGACGCCTTTCATTTCAGAGACACCTACGGTATTCCTGGTTTTCAGTGCGCCGCGATTTACGACTGGCACCACTGGAATATAGTTCGTGTTGGTCTCTCCAGAGGATATGAGAGTCATCCCGTATCGCGTGCCCTCATAGAAATTCACGAAGCCGGGAACGTAGTGTGCCAAATAATCTTTGCCATTGACACGGTACTTTTGCAGCGCTTCGCTAATTTCACCGTTGCTGTTGGTATCGACAACTATTTCCTTGGCGGTATGCCCGGTGAATCGGGGGGTTTTATCGTCACGGCCGCCTATCACAATGTAGGATATGCCTTGAATAAGCGCCTCAGTGTGAATCTGGGAGCTGAGCGTGTCTAAATTATTGCGCTGCCACCAATTCCACAGTGTCTTTGGTATTTCGGCGTCAGAAGAGAGTGAAAATCCCTCAATATTTAGAACTTCGTCGAGCACGTCAACGGCGAGCGCGGGCCAGGATACTATGAGTTCGAGTACTCGCGTTTCAGGGGGTAGTGATATGCCGATTGCGTCGAGGCGGTGTTTATCGGCGTAGTATGCTTCCCATTTGGCATATTCTGCGGATGTGGTCAGCTTTTTAGCCAGTTTCTCTAAGGACATTGCACCTCCTACCAGACGATAAATTCTGCTGTGTTGTTTCGTTCTTCCCACTGCTTGGACGCTAGTACGGCGCGATAGACCATGCGAGCGCCAATGACGCAGACGGCCGCGTCAATCTTATTGGGCGATTTGGGAGACTCTTTTTTAATGGTGATGCGGCCGCGTGATTCCGTTGCGCGGGCGTTTCCAATATGTTTTGAGGTTTCCCAGTTCCCGTCATGTGTGAATCCCTTGTCGATGATTTCTGCATGGCACATTTCCGCTGCTTCTGCGAATTCGTACCCGTGCGAGCGCATATCCCATGCGATGGGGGATTTCGCTTTTCCGCTCGGTACGGCCCAGAGCAACAGCTTTTCTTTATAGGTGTCTGGCCATGATTTCTTCACGTAGGATTCCCACTCTCGGACGTCTGCGAAGAATGCGATCACCTCGAAGCGGTCAAAGGTTCTTGCGACGGCCGCGTCAACGGCGTCTGCGTCAATCACACCGGTTTTTTCATCCGGTGCCCACACGCCAATTGTGAAAACATGCCCGTCTTGCATGCAGCATCCCACGAGTGCGGTGTGGTCGTTCGACTTAGAGCCGTCGAAGAACAGCACGACTTCCTCACCGTCGATCAGCTCGCGTTCTGGGTCTGCAAGCTGTGACCACTGCTGCACGGTTA